GGATGGGCCTTGAGATAAGACTGCACCGCCGTAATCGAAGCCTGATCGGGCTCCACACCAGGAAGCTGCCTGCGAATTTCATCGGCAGAAGCGCCAGACCGAACCAACTGCTCAAGTCGGCTGGAGAGGTCAGGATCTAGCTCGTCCCGCACCCCGCCCGTCGCCAGTGCCATACGAGGTCCACCGCCACTTCCACCAGATGACGGAGTAGAGCCAGGGCCAGATGGACCAGCGGGAGGAGAGGTATCGGGAGCGTTAGCCCCGACAACGCCACGCTGAACGTTGCCAGCCGCGTCGGGAATGCCGCCAAGCACCTGAATGGAGCGAGAACGCCCCTGGTCTACCAAGCCTTGCAAGCGGTTGATCTTGTCCTGAATGACAGGATCGCGATCGGACGATTGGGGAATGTACGGCCCCATTGCTCGCTGCTGCTCTTTCTCCGTGTTGAGCTGGCTGGCGGTGAATCCAAGGACAGGACCACCAAAAGCACGCGCCGCATTACCTGCCGCATCAAACTGCTGATTTACCGTATAGGGCAAATAATCCTGCAACCCGGCGACACCGGACGTGCGACCCGGCCCAGCGGCGAACTTCTGCCTAATCTCATTGATCTGACGCTGTAGAGCTTCCGCAGCCTGATACCCCCCGATGGCTTCCTTGCGGACTTCCGGGGATACATTTTTGCCCTGCCCGCCCTGTGCAGCCGTGATTTCTGCGACACGAGCTTCAGCAATAGCCCTGCGTGCGTCTGCGCTAGCTTTGGTTGCGTCGGCATCCGACGTGCGGTCAGTTTGGCCGATCTGCTGATTAAGCCGACGAACCTCTAAAGCAGCTTTGGGAGCTTCATATGCAGCGGCGGGATTAGGCGAGCCGATGGTGATGGGGCTTGGACCACCAACAGGAACCCACCGCCCGTTCTTGTAAACTAGCTGAGCGCCGTTTGGGCCTTCTGCGATGTCGCCTTCATTGTACATTACATTGTTCCCCGACGACCAAACAGAGGCACCCTTCCAAAACCTGGGAGCGTCACATGGACGTGATTACCTTCATCCAGAATACGCGCTTTCGGCCCAAAATACGAGGCTAGCTGCGTAGGTGATGCACCGACATAATCCACTGCATCGCCTGTTAGATGATGAGACGTAGGCACGCCCCCAACCGCTGCGTTTCCAGCCGGCGTTCGCCTGCCACTTGTCACCTTACCGGGAGCCGCGAACGGGTCTGGGAAAGCTACTCGGACTTGCGCCCGAACCTCCCTTTTTAACCGTAAATCCTTGTGGCAGTGTGTCGAACCCCTGTGAAGGTTGCGCTGCCTGCCCCATACCCTGGGGGATACCGCCGATGGTAGGCGTAAGGGTTTTAGTGCCATCCGGGTTTGTGGCCGTAATCCAATCGATCTTAGGCGTAGGATCTTGGTAAAGGATCGTGGGCTTTCCGTCAGCGCCCACCACAGCGAGAGAGCCGTTATTCGTCTCCCAGTAGTGAGGGGCTTGCGGCTTGGTTAGCTGCATCAGCCTAAGCTGCTGGGTTAGCATGTCGTCCTGCTGGCGGCGTTCGTCTGCCTGATAGCCGAGAGCGGCCTGTCCAAGCGTTCCACCGGATGCCGCACCGAGATACGCCCCCAGCTTCCCGAGGGAAGAAGTAGGGTTAAGCACCTCGCCGGAGAATTTATCAACACCCCCTAGGAGGCGAGAGAGCAAACCAGCCATGTTACCTCCACCCGCTCAAACCAAGGGATTGCAGATTAAGACCTGAGTTGATGCCGCCCAAGCTTGCGGAAGTGGCCCCGCCAAGGCCAGCCAATCCGCTCAAACCACCGCCGCCATAGAGGCTAGCCGCTGCACCTCCAAGCTGAGCGATCGTTCCTAAAGTAGTCCCAAGCCCACCCGTAGACTGCGTTTGCGTGCCGCTGCTACTCGACATGCCGTAGGGAGCCGCTAGAGACGAAAGCAGGCTTACATACTGTTGCTGACGGGCGAGCGGTGCCTGATCCTCATATTGTCCAGCAGCCAAGGCTTGATTGTTACCAGACGCAATTGCTGCCAGAAGCGAAGGAAGCTGAGACGATGCCGAAAGTTGGGTGTTGAGCAAGCCCCCGGCCGCCGCCTGTTGCCGCGAACGCTCCGACTCATAAGCCGATGACTGACGGCCAAGGTTCGCCTCTGTAGCTCCGTATTGCCTGCCTAGATCAGCCTCAGTTGCCCCGTACTGACGGCCTAACGCTGCTTCACGCGCCGCCTGCTCAGACGACAGAAGCGTGCCTTGCGCTCCCTGCTGCAATTGGCGCTCATTGGCGTAGTTCTGCGCGTAGACGTTGTTCGTGGCGTTGGAGATGCCTTCTCCGAACAACTGAGCATACAGGCCGGAGCCGTTAGACCGTCCAGCCGCACCAAACTGCCCGTTAATTGCCGCCTGAGCCTGATCCGCTCCCTGCTGAGCTACGCCGCGAATGTAAGGGTTGCTGTCGGCAGTAAGATACTTGCCTGCCGCCGTGTCCTGAAGCCCGCTGCCCTGGAGGAAAGACGTGTCCAAACCGCCATTCTCGCGGAATGGGTTCGTTATCCCTCCATTGGCAAAACCGTTGTTCGCGCTGCCGTTGGCGAAGATGTTGCTGCTGAGATACGAGCCATCTGCCGCACCCGTAAGCGCAGGTTGGCCAAAGTTGCCTGATGCGATGCCCGACAGAGTGTTAGCCGCCTGCCCGCCAAGATTGTTAGCCTGAGCCGCTGAATTGCGAATGTTCCCCAAAGCGGCTTGAGTGTTGGTGCCGATTGCAGGCTGGGACGCTAAACTTGATGCGGACTGTTGCGCCGCTTGGAAAGGCGAAGTCAGCCAATCGGGCAACGTGTTAGCACTTTGCGTTTGCGTAACAGTCTTTTTCTTGGTGGACACGTCAGAGTGCCTTTCTCAACACGACTGCCTGCTTGTGCCAGCCCAACATGCGCTCCCAGCCGGGACGCCCGATCAACTCGATACTATCGCAACCTTCAGACCGAGCCCACGTCTCGATGGTTTCGAGATAGTGGAACCAGTTCTTGATGTCCTCGCCAGCACAATGACGGATAAAACATTGCTTGCCGGTGCGAGTCTTCAAAAGCTCGGTTACGACAACGCCGACCAGTTTTGTGCCTTCACTGATAAGCCAGCACGTCGCCTCTTTCCGTCCGATGAGATCGATAACCTCGTCAAGATCCTCCAGCGGATCATTCGCGACACTAAGCGAAATAACATCACGGATCGGCTGCTCTGCGTCTCCAAGAGGAATAGTGGCTGCACCGAAGTTCATGACACCCGTACCATTAGCACCGAACCGTTACGATATACACCATTAACCGGAACTCCCGCCGCTGCTGCCGCTGCATCGTTCGCAGCGTTCACCAGCCCCGAGAACTGGCCTGCATCCCTTTGGTTAAGCTGCGTAACGAGGGTACGAGCCCAATCGACAACCTTCGCCGCATTGGTAAGGCTAATATACGTCATCGCCTCCCCTCCGCAGCCACTGAAGCCTCGATAGCTGAAGCCTCAGCCCAAGTTTGCATGGGTGCGATGTCCATCTTGAAGCGCATGAACCGACCATTTGCCCGTATAGGACACTTGCCGTCGATCGTGCGAGACGCATCAGAGGTATATGCTACCGCATCGGACTGCATCTGCGCCTTAACGCCAGCCGCACACGTCACATCCGCCGCATCGGTAACGGGACGTAGGGCGTTTACAAAAGCCCTGGAACCAGATTTTGCCTGCCATTCGCCGGTCAGGAATACAGCCTCAAGGGTTGGACCGTTCAGGCCACCATAGGCGCCAGCCGTGTTGAAGCCCACCGCACGCGAACGACCGCCCTTCAGCTTCGGATCGTCAAAGCTGAATGGAATGTCTCCGATAGGGCCGAACTGATCCATCTGACCAAGCGTGTAACCCACATCAAAGCCCGTCATAAACCATGCACCGGCAAGAGTAGACCGGGTCCAACGGTTTTCGGTCAGGGAGTAGATCAGTCGCTCGTTAAGGGCCAACGTTGCGTCCGTTGGGTAAGCCCAGCCGATCGTGGACGAAAGCGGGTCGAAATATCCGGTTATGTAATTCTCGCCACCTGGATACAGACGCTCACGGAAATAGGTGTTAACCCTCTGCGCCCCGATCGGTGTTGAGCTTGTGCCGTCCCACAGGAAAAAGCCGTCATCAGCGATGTATGCAGCGATCAAGCCTGCATCGATAATGCACCCCGGAGCCAATGCCCCGCGCTTTTTCTCGACCTGATCGAACTGGAAAACAACCGGAGAGCCGACATAGGTCATGCGGCTAATGGCGTAGCGCTGAAATATCGTGCCGAACTCGCGCCCTATGATCCCCTGAACAACACCGCCCTCATCCGGCATGTCGTTGAAGTCTGCCTGCGTCCCTACGTTCGTGCCCCACGTCGCAGGGTTACGGAAACCACTCCACCGGATGCGATTGCGACGAACCCCGTCGATCCCGTCAACCAGATCCCCCAGCACAAGGAAGTTACCGACGACACCCGCGACATTCGCAACAGGCGGCGTACCACCTAGCACCGTCATGGCAGAACCAATGTCACCCGACACCGGAGCGTTCTGAGGATGAACCCCTATGACCTTTCCGACGAACCGGGCGAACTGCCAGCGATTGATGGCTGAGAGGGTGGAACCGCTTGTATAAACGGATGCAAACGCAGCGCCGTTGTTGCTCACATAAATCTGGTTGCCTGACCCAGCATAGACGTAAGCCGCACCAGCAGAATCACTGATGACGCTCGCCCCTTTGATGGGAGGCGTAAGCACAGAAGTTGACGGGTTGAAGCCTAGCGACGGACCATAGCCGCCCGGAATGGGTGTTACGTTATCAGCTTGCATCAACGAGGATGACTGAAAATCAACGCCGTCTGGCTCCCAAGCCCCAAGCGGGATCGAAATAGGAGAGGTCACAGCGAGGCCCGCAGCGTGTTGCTAGCCATGCGGGACGACGTATCACGCAGTAGCATGGTCTTTTCACGCTCTACGCGGGTCCATTGCCGGTCTGCCTCATCGAAATCCCGAACCACATCCTCAAGCACAATCGCCTTCGCAATCGCCCGCACATACCGCTCACCCTCAGTCAGATAAGGATTTTCGTCCGTGTCGTTGACGAGAGGTGCAAAGCGCGTGGTTCCGTCAATGTAGACAGGATACGCAAGACGGGGCGGCATCCAGAAATTGAAGCCATCACCCTGTCGGGCATAGGCAAAGGGCTCTCCGGTTAGGGAGTCTTGACCCTCGTTCCAGCCTTCGATGTCGTGAAGGTTGCGGCGTTCCAAATTGCGGCGCTGCCCGTTGGCAATGATCCACAGGCTGTCGATCTGCTCGATATAGTTCGTGTCGCTGTAGAATGCCTGACCCGGCACCATCGTAAAGGTGAGGCTGCGAACTTGGTTGAACCAGAACCGATTGCCCGCAGCCTCTTTTATCGCGTCCCCAACAGCAAGGGAGATTTGAGACGCGAGATCGGGGCGCACCAATTCATCGGCAATCCGAGCCTTGATGTCCCCGAACGTCATTAGTCAGCCTTGCGCGGGCGACCACGGCGCGGACCATCCACAACCGGGTTGTCGTCCGAACGATCGGCTACCGACATATTCTCGCGTACTTCCTCACCAGAAGCGACGATGTTTACGCCTTCCTGCTGGTTGAGCGTGGCGCGGGCGCTCTCGGTCGTCTGAGCCCCACCCGTCGAACTGTCCACGGTATCGTCAAAGTTGCCTTCAACCATATCCGCCAGCTTCGACTTCGGAAGTTTGCCGAGTTGATCCTGCGCACGTGCAAGCTCTGCCTGTACGCGGGCCAGTTCAGCGTTTGCCTTCGCCAGATCGCCTTCGTGTCCAGCGGTGGCGGTTGGAGCCAAGGCAAGGGCAGGAGCGCCCAACGCCTTGTAACGCCCGAACTTGTGTCGGGGGGTTTCACCTTCGAACACGGTTTCGACGGGAACAAGGCCATTCTCCTCGATGAAGCTGTCGAGCAAAGCGGCAGTCTCGTAATGAGACATGGTTGAGCCGCCTTCCACTTCAGCCCACTCGTAAGCAGCCTTGGGCGTGGTCTTGAAGACTACCTTAGCCATATCAGCCTCCGTTAGTCAGGGGAACGAACTCCACGATGACCGTTGCTGCACCCGTAGTGGCGGCAGTTCCGGTCTGCGTGAAGGATACGTAGAGATCCTGATCCTGCGTAATGACAAGCCCGGTGGACTGACCAGCAGCAGCGGCAGGAGTTTTGACGCCAACGGTAGCAGGAGCGGCGTCGGTCGAAGTGAACAGGTTGGTGCCCGTTCCCGTCGTGCCGCCCTGAAGGACGTTGGTCGTACCAGCGTTGAAAGCCGTGTCTACCCAGACGCGGACATGCATCAGGCGGCTACCAGCAGGAACCGTGCCGATAAGCACGCCACTGGCTACGTTGGCAGTGTTGTAAGCGATGTCGCGGCGCAGATAATGCGTCTGCTGTGTTTCGCACTGACGAGCGATACCCATATCAATACTCCTTAAACGAGCGGGGCGTAGGTTGGCAGAATGAACGTGCCAAACCGTGCATTCGAGAACTGCGAAGCCTTCAGACCCGCAATCGTGTAGCCCGAAACGCCCAACTGGTTCTCATAGTCGAAGCGCTCCTCGATCCACTTGAACTTGCGCGTGTCATCCGGCGTATCGCCACCGATGCCGAACATGGCTGCCTGCGCACCGCACAGAACCGCACGACGGACATTCGCAACAGCCGCACCCGTAGTCGAGTTGACGCCGAACGGCACCTTCTCCGACTGATGGATGATGATGCCATTGTACATGCCGACGTAATCGCCGCCCGTAATGAGCGTGGTATCCTGAACGCCGCCCTGGATGGACGCGCGCTGGAGATCAGCCCACTGACCCGGCGAGGTCTGCGAGCGGAGCGACTGCACCTGATTGGGATGCACGAACAGCACATAGTAGTTGCCGCCACGGATCTTGATCGGACGGATAGGCATCAGGCCGGTGGAAGCGAACGTACCCTGACGGAGACGCGCTGCCAGACGATCCAACTGCACCAGCGTGAGTTCGTCGCCGGTCGTCAGCGATTCATCAGCCGTCTTCGCGTTCGGACGGATAACGTGGTTGGCGTCCACCGGTACAACCGTGTTGAAACCGGTATAAGCCGTGTCCGTCTGGTACGTTGCGCCGCCGATCTGGTTGAAGAACCACGTATCGAAACGGGTGGCGAACCAGTCAGCAAGCCCTTCCTTGGCTTCCGTACGCAGAGAGAACGCAACGCGCTGCTCCGACATCCGGCCCTTGGAAATGACAGCGTGACGGAGCTGGTTGATGGTGAACGTGTCGTTCTGCGTAACCAGAGACTCTTCATTGCCGTGCAGCGTGTCATCGCCAGACGTACCACGCCCGACAAGCTGAGCGCGCAGACCGAGGATGAGCTTATCGCCTGCCTTGGTCTTGAAATCGTCCTTGCGAACGAGGAGCGAGTTGTTGCTATCGCCCATGAACGACCAGACATAGGTCTGCTGGATCGCTTCGGCGTAGAGTTCCCGTTCCCAAATCGTCGGGGCTAGCGGGTGAGTCGTGCTATATTCGGTATAAGCCATTGCGGCCTCCATAGAGATGACAAGTCTCGGTCTTGACGTGACCGGGGCGGTTCCATTCGCAGGAACAGCGGACTTGCCTCTCTACGCTTGAGGCTGGGCGA